ATGAATTTCCCATAATTTTTATCTGGTTGATCTGTTTACATAAGTTGATATCTTATGATTTAAAGAGTTGTTATTGTTTATTATATCAATTCGTTCAAGCTCTGTTGCTAGGAACAAATCAGCTTTCTGTTCTTCAAAGGCTGCCTTGTCATGCTGACCATCCATTCTGAGGAAATCAGCATATACTGCATGAGCAGTATAATTAAAAAATTCGTTTGGTATCTGTTGATTTATAGTGCTTGTTAAACTGTCTATTACTTTTCCAAAGTCATCTAAGATTGGTTTCTTATAAGTAACATATGCCTCATTATTCGTAAAAGAACTATTTAATACATTGGCCCCAAATGAATCAGCATAAAAATCATATTCAGTAGCTGATCTATTTAAGAAAGATTGATTGCCATGAATGCGAATAAAGTCGTTAATTGTTTCTTTTTGTTCTCTTACTGTTGATGATTCTAATAATTCATATGTTTCATCATATGGCACTATTTGCTTTGCAGTAAGTCTAGTTGCCGATACAGTATCATTACTCCACTCCTTAACATCTATTGGTGATCCATACTGAATATAATTACCTTCTGAATCAACATCAACTTGTCGTGAAAAATTTGAAGCAAAACTAACAGTAACTATATCTGTCAAAGCATCCTTAGTATAAGCTATACCAGCAAGTTGCCATCTACCATCAGTCAGTTTTTGAAAACCTAAAGACCTTAATGAACTAGTATTTTGATTTATAGGAACATAAAAGTCAGAAGACTCACCAGTTGAAATATTATGAATGTAAGTCCCATATTTATAAAAAGGGACATCATAAAGACCAGTTCCACCTACAACAAAATCACTTACTGTTCTTTGTTCGCCTACTACCACATACCTATCCCACATGGGGCTAGTATTGTAAGCCATAGTTAATCTACGATTAGTTAAGTCAACCAAGTTCTGAGTCTCTTCTGTGGTAAAATCATTTACCCCTGCAAGAGCTTTAATGGTGTTAAATAAATCTAGATTTTTGCGAAGTATCATTATGCTTTATTCGGTGATAGGTCTTTGTGCTTCTTGTTGAAGTATTGTAAAAATTCTTTAGATAAGACAGTTTCTGATCCATACTTCTTAACTAATCTAAAATAATCCCTAGCCGGGATCGTAGCAACACACTTACCTAATGTGGGGTGTGTCTTACCGACATTTTCTCTAGCTTCTTTACGAGCTATATCGGTTCGTTGCTTTTCAGTAGCCGCTTCCTCAATAATAGCTTTATTGATGATGTCAGCCATTGCTTGGCAATGTTCTCCCTCGTCTATTTTCTTATCTTTGAAGTGAAGTATTTCCATTATAATCCTGCAGGTTTAGGGCCATTAGCCAATGAAATTGGATCAAATAATTGGAAGTACAAAATCCATCGACCAGCAGTTAAATCAGAAAGAGTACCAGTGAATCCTATGTATATAGTATCAGCTACTGATACTGCAGGTGAATAAGCCGCATAACTTCTTTCTTGTGCATTATTAGCTTTATTATTATAAAGAGCTAAAGCTGCGGCTGCTCCATTTTCTGCATCTGTCCCACCAGTTAGTCCATCTAATCCAGAGTTACTATCAGTTATAAAATGAGCTAATGATTGACCATAAGCATTACCATTATTTACTAATGAGTATCCAGCAACTCTATTATCAAATTCAGTATTAGTTAAAAGAGCTGATGTTGTTCCACTCATATCAGCTAATGTAGCTGTATTCTCATCTATTGTATTGCAATAAAAAGTTAAGTCACTTGCTCCAGAAGTTGCTTCTACTGTAGTAATTCCTGCTATTTGCATAAATGAACCCTTGGGGATTCGCATAATAATTTTTTGATTATCTGCACCAAAGACTTGTGAAGGATTAACAGTCGATCCAGTTAATGCTCCACTAGTTGACAAGAAACCGGGATTCTTTAAATCCTGATAATTAAATTCAAATGTATGTGTTATTCCTCCTCCGAGGTTACCTGATTGTAATAAAGCCATTTTTTATATAAATTAAATTGTTAAAAAAGGGTGGCAGGTAGATGCCTACCACCCTAGAAGATTATTTATTAACCTGAGAAGTTGTCTCCAGCTGTTGGGTAGTATTCAATGAATACACGAACCTTACCAGCAGTAGCTAATGCTTCATCAGCTTCACCAGCTGATAAGAATGTAGCACCTAAGTCAGTAACAGCAGTTCCACCGAAACCATCGTCACCAGTATTGGTTAAGATTGTTCCAAGAGCTACTTCTGTAGCTGCAGGGCAAAGCTCTGCTGATGCGATTAATCCATCAGCATCGGCAGTATCACCTATAGTTACAGCATAGCTTGTGTAATCAGTTGAACCACTATTATCTGCAGGAACATGTTGGTCTACGACTAAAGCAGCCTTACCAATTTTACCTGTAAGTTCTGCTGAGTTGAACTGAATGTCAACTGCACCACCAGTAGGGACATCACTTGCGATGTCAATACTACCTTCGTAGTTGAATCCAAGAGCGAGAGTTTCTAGGTTAGAAACTTTTTTAAGTTGAATAGCCATAATATTTTACCTCCTTTAATTATTTGATAATACCATGAGCCGCTGGAGCATAAACACCAAGTGTCAATGCACAGTCAACAAATCCTCGTTCACCACCACCCATGTTAGGTAGGCGAGATGATCCCATAGGGATAAGCTCGTGAATACCATAGTAGTCAGGGTTGATCATATAACCACGATCGTGATTAGTTGTTTCACCTGAAACTGTCTCTGGGTTAGTAACCGGGTTCATGTTTACGATAGAAACAATACCGAAGTCTGATTGGTAAACTTCAACAGATAGTTTGATTGAAGAGCTATTACCATCATAGTTCACATTACGAACTGTAGCAGTTTGGTCACCTAAGCGAGCATAGTCTGCGATTTGTCTACGAAGTGATGTATCAGCAATAAGTGTAAGATTGTTCGCTTCACCATTCGCACGATAGATTGAGCGAATAAGTGTATTGAACTGAGTCTCATCAATGCTTGAACCATTTTCATCAATAGATGATGCAGGAGTTTCATACTCAGCAGGGATGTCAGCATTAGCTCCATCCAAGAACTTACCAAGTCCTCGCATTTTGTAAGGTGCTGCACCTGTTTCTGCTTGACGATCATTGTCGGAAAGAATTGTTGCTTCAACATCTCTCTTCAATTCACGAATAGCTTTTGCTTCAGCTTGTGCAACTTTAGCAGGGCCTACAGAGTCAACAGCTTCCTGTAAATCGGAAACCATGAAGTCTCTGCGAAACTTCTGAATGTAGTTGCCAAGACGAGCGCGGCTTGCGAATTGGTCTGTGAATGTTGTAACATCTGCGCCTTCACTAACACCTGCGGTTGTAGGATCAGCGAGACCATCGACAGTCCACTCAACAAATGTAGCATTAGCTTTTTGTTTGTTGGCAGACGAAAGAGCTGGTGTTTCTTCTGGAGCAAGGATAGTTAAGACATCTGTCAAATCCTCACGATTGGAAACACTTGGCCCTTGGGTTGTAACTGGCTGTAAAGCCGGGTTGAATGTATCTGAAATAGCCATTTTTATTTATGGTTTATATTATTATTGTTTTGCGAGTTGAGTTGCACGAAGTTTGACGAAATCATCTCTAGAGCCACTTGCCTTAAATCTATTGGATAGGTCAGCTAAAGCCTTTTTACTCTTTCCAGTACGATTGATCTTGGGTGCTGATGAAGCACTTGTCTTTGGTGGGTTTAATTGCACACCAGAGGCAGAATCAGTTACAAGTCTACGACCATACATACTATTCGCTGCATGAGCCATTAAGTATGGTAGTTGAGCAGACACCGAAGGATCAATTGATTTTACAGAGTCTTGAAGTGTTTTAAACCTCTCGTCACCAATAATTGATTCATAGTGTTTTCTCGTATCGTTATCTTCACCACTTAACCAAGGCAATTCATCAATTGCTTGTCTTTGGAAACTTTCGGCTGCATGGTTGCTTTGCTCAATTGATTGAATCCTTTGTAGCTGATCCGGAAGGAATGCATCACGAGACTTTCTCGCTTGAAGTAAACTTTTGCGAACTTGTGCTTTAGTAACTTCTTTTCCTTCCACTTCTGTTACAACATCGTCAGCAGAGTATCCATCTGATTCAAAAAGAATATCTTCAGCCCATTCAATAATATCGTTAACTTCAGAAGACTTCTTTTGAAGGTCTTCTACATTTTCAATATTAGAGTAAGGATTGTCTTTTATTTCTTTTGGTTTTGATAAGACACTTTGATTATCTAACTTTGTTTGTAACTCAGCTAATTTTTCTTCAGCCAATTTTCGTTTGGCAGTTAATTCGCCATAACGAGCAACAGCTTTGCTGCCTAATTGTTCTGATAACTCTCTGAGTTCTGTCTCAGACATATTGTCCAAGTTGTACTTTGAAAGAACATCTGAAGATTCTGCTTCTTCAACTTCCTCGACCTCTGGAGATTGTGCTATCTCTTCAGTTGATTCTACTGATTCCACTTCGGCTTCAGCCGGCTTTTGGACTTCCTCACTAGGAGTTTGTCCCAACCTTAGACCTGCGAAGGCATCGGGTGATATGTTGTCCACAGTATTTTTTTCTGACTCTGCGATGTCAGGAGCGATTTCTTCTGTCATAATTTTCCACTTTCTTTGCGCCAAAGCGATTGCGAATAAATTTATTATAACACACTAGCCAAACCTTCTTTTGAGGGTCTCATGATCTGCCATCTGTAATAGCTGATCATATGCTAGAATCTTACCACTTACTTGGTGTAAGTTATCATAGTCTGCTTTATAAAGTTCACCAATTGATTCTTCTCTTAGTTGGTGTACTGTGTTTATGAAAGTATAAAAACTTTCGTGATTTGCTAGTGATTGTAGTGCTTGTTCTAAGTCCATATTACATATTTTGTGTATCAACATTACCCATAGCCGCAGGCTGTGTGCCAATCCTACCGACTTGTGCATTCTGTGCTTGTTGCATCATAAAGGTATATTGCCCTTGATACTTCTCAAGTCTCGCCCTAAACATTTCATCTTGGGCTAGTCTTTGTTGAACATCAGGCTGTGATACATACTGCTGAATAATCTGCATTGCTATTTGAGCGCCATTCGGTCTAGCAGGCATTTCAATACCAGCGAATATCTTAGATAGATCATCAGTTACTTGTTTCACTACTTGTTGCATTGAATCTTCTACTGGTTGTAGAATCTGATCAGCTAACACCGGGTCGACAGAGTTGGCGATAACTGTAAGCAATTGATCCACATTGATGCGACCATTCCTATCTAATGCAGTTAGTGCTTGTATCTGAGCTAGTTTCTTTTCTTGTGTTTCAGGATCAGTGTTAAGTACATCGTAGGAAATGGTAACATCAAAATTCTCATCAGGATTACCTTTACCAAATGTCTGTGGATCAGGAGAACCAGTTACCCTAAAGAATACACTATCAGGGCCAAATCTTTGGAAACACTTGTATGCTAGTTTGATTACATCAGCTGAGTGTTTAAGGAACTTATTTACTAAGAACTGTAGCTTGAGTTGACTGATAGGTGATTGATCTAACCCCATAAGTCTGTCAGCTTGTTCTTGTAATGTTTGTTCAATCTCTATTGATCCTGTAGGTGCTGGAGGTGTTGGGCCGAAGTCCAAGTCACCCTTTCTGCGATAAGGTATGTATCGTCCGGGACCATAGTCAGTTGGAGCTTGTCCAACAGGATGTATGATCGGCGGCAATGTTGCGAGTGAGTTTCTATCAACTCTTGAGTCCCTCTCTACTTTTACTTGGTTTTGTATACCACGAAGTAGATCTGGTGCAGTCATTGTATCATACAATCTCTTAGAATCCTCAGATAATTTAGTTACCACGATAGGGTAGTCCTCATATCCATTGAGTAATTCATGTATCGCATAAGCTGGAATGTCACCATCTCCACTAAATTGTTTATGGAATACAGTAAAATAGATTCCTTCTGAACCATCCTCTGGGTCAATCAATCGCTGATATCCATAAATTAATTCTATAAGTTCTTCAGCTTCGTAGCCATAGTCTTGAATTAAATTACTTCTACGACCTTCTTGCTGCTTCTCAATATCAAGAACATCAACACCACGATAGTTGTCGATCATCTCTTGTACGAACTTAGCATCCCATCCATCAGTAAGAACTTTTTGTTCTAACTCTTGTGGGGTATAAAAATTTCTCCAAAAACAATATGGTGCTTTCTGTGGGTCAGTTACATATGGTGGGAAGAAGAAGTCAAAGTCCGGGGCTAGGGTTCTAACCTCTGGAGCATTTACTGTTCGTCTTACGATAGGTAACTCAGCTTCACCTTTTTCTCTTAAATCTTCCAATGCTTTGATAGCTCTCTTCTCAGATAGTCCATCAAAGGTTTGTTGTAATAAATTAACTAAAGCCATTTCGTCTCTACCATCTTGGATAGCTTCTGCTATCTCTGGAGACATTTGTGCTATTTGTGTAATATCTAACTTTTGTAAGAACTTGCGATCTTCTCTCTGCCAACCTACATGAGATATTAGGATACCTCTTTCTAGTAAATAGTTAGCACCTAGCTCCATTTCTTTCTCAAAGCGATCAATGTATCCAGAGCTAATCATCCATTTCAAGAAACTACCAACAACCTTAGAGCGAGCTATATCTGTTACCTCTACTGGGAATGCAGATACATTTGCTTTGTTCAAAGATGAGATAACCAATGCTACTAGCCTTTGGATTCTTTCATCAATAACATGAGCTTCCATATCTGAAGCACCTTCCCATGGGAAAGCATCTGCTCCATGTTTGCGATGATCCCGGCTTTTACCTGCCCAATAGTTTCTACGATTATCGTAGGAGTCCCTACATAAATCAAAGTATGGTTCTAATTCATTGACTGTTTGCTCATAAGCATTTCGTAAATGATCAATGTTTGGTGTCCCACTATGGTATGTGAGTGTTTCAGAAATTTCTTCTTCTTCCATATGCTTTTATTTTATCACAAGTATCAAACTATCTTAGGGTCTATCATAACATATCTGTCATCTATTTCTTCTTCTACATGAATAAAATTGCCTGCCTTTATCAGATGAGCATATTTTCTATTCATCTTTACAGGTACAACACCATTCTTTTCTTTGATATGTACAAAACAAAATCTAGGGTTTGGGGCCATGTTTCTTACTCTACCTCTGTAGACTCTAGCCTTTGGTACAGCCAATGGAATACAATCATCCATTATCTCTTGCCCTACTTCATCTATCCAAAGATTCTTACCCTTACCGGTTATTGA